CTGTCCGAGGTATGTCTTTTAACATCCTCTTTCTCGACGAGTTCGCGTTCGTCCCAAATCACGTTGCTGACTCGTTCTTTGCATCTGTTTATCCTACTATTACTTCTGGTAAAAACACCAAAGTAATCATTGTATCCACGCCACATGGTATGAATCATTTCTACCGTATGTGGCACGACGCGGAGAAAGGAAAAAATGAATACATTCCAACTGATGTTCATTGGTCCGAGGTTCCTGGAAGAGATGATGTATGGAAAGAACAGACGATTGCTAACACATCAGAACAGCAATTCAAGGTCGAGTTCGAGTGTGAGTTTCTTGGTTCTGTCAATACCCTTATAAATCCATCAATTCTTAAAAATTTAATCTACGAAGATCCTATTCAAAGGAGTGCTGGATTAGATGTCTACGAAAAAAAGCAAGAAGAACACAACTATCTTATTACTGTTGACGTTGCTCGTGGGTTGGGCAACGATTATTCTGCGTTTATCGTCGTTGATATTACAGAGTTTCCCTATAAGATAGTAGCAAAGTATAGGAATAACGAAATTAAACCGATGTTATTCCCAAATATTATTCAGCAGACAGCAAAAAACTATAATGATGCTTGGGTATTAGTAGAAGTCAATGATATTGGAGAGCAAGTAGCAAATATTCTTCATTATGATTTAGAATATGAAAATATGCTGATGGCAGCAATGAGGGGTCGTGCTGGACAAGTAGTCGGGCATGGTTTTTCTGGTAAGAAGTCTCAAATGGGTGTTAGAACAACTGCACAAGTTAAGAAACTTGGTTGCTCCAACTTAAAGACAATGATTGAGGATTTTAAACTACTCACACTTGATTATGAAATCATATCAGAATTAACAACATTTGCTCAAAGACATAATTCATTTGAGGCTGAAGAAGGTTGTAATGATGATTTGGCAATGTGTCTTGTTATTTTTGCTTGGTTAGTGGCACAAGACTACTTTAAGGAAATGACTGATAATGATATTCGTAAAAGAATATATGAGGAGCAGAAAAATCAAATTGATCAGGATATGGCACCTTTTGGATTTTTAGATGATGGTATAAACGATATAACAGGATCATTCACCGATAATAATGGTGACAGATGGCATACGGATGAATATGGAGATCGTGCATATATGTGGGATTATTATTGATGGATTTAGATGACCAGTTAAAATTAGGTCATTTACTTCTGTTTGATAGGAAGTGTAGATCTTGTGGTGAGATAAAAAATTTAGTTGATGGATTTTATAGAACTAGAAAGGATAGAGGTCCTGTAGCATCTTCATATTCTTATGAATGCAAGGATTGTACAAAAAAACGTGTAAAAAAATCTAGTGATACTTGGGAATATCCAGATTGGTAAATCACGTCATGATTCCCCACTGAAAATGCCCTTTTTAATAAATATTTTTAGATAATTTCTGGCACCAAGGAGAAAAAAGATGCCTCTAAATTTAGCATCTCCTGGAATTGTAGTAAGAGAAGTTGACTTAACTATTGGAAGAGTCGATCCAGTCTCTGGTTCTATAGGGGCAATCGCTGCTCCTTTTGCTAAGGGACCTGTAGAACTTCCTCAGTTAATTGAGAATGAGGATGACCTCTTAGACACTTTCGGTAGACCTTACTCAGTCGATAATCACTACGAGCACTGGATGGTTGCTTCGTCATATCTTGCTTATGGTGGAACTTTAAGAGTTGCAAGAGCAGATGACGCAGGACTTAAGAATGCTTTCGTCGGAGCTGCTTCAAGTATTAAAATTAAGAGCACCGAGCACTACGAACAACTCGGTTATGATGAAAATAAAATCACTGGCGCGACAGTTGTTGCAAGAAATCCAGGCACTTGGGCAAATGACATTAAAGTTGCAATAATTGACTCTAAAGCAGATCAAATTCTTGCTGGAGTTACAACTACAGGTATGAATATTGGTTATGGTGTAACTACACCAGCAACTGGTTCGTATTCCGATTCATTGGGCAATATTCATACTCTTGACGGATACTTCCAAAGCATTATTACTGATATACCTGCACATGGTGAAGTTGCAATTAAGTTACTTGCTCACGTTTCTGCAGCAGGAACTGCCACTAACGTTGAATATGCACCTGGAACTGTATTTGCACTCCCACAAACTGGAAGTATAAATGTTCATGTAAATGATACTGGTATTTTAGGATCACCAAATGCTACCAGTTCTTATACTGCCGAAAAGGATTGGTTTGAGCAGCAAGAGATTGAATTAACTGGTGGAGTAAAACTTGAATGGGATCAAGTAGCAGATCGTCCAGGAACTTCTGAATATACTGCACAGAGAGGTGGTAGATTTGATGAAGTTCATGTTGTTCTTATTGATGATAAAGGAACAATTACTGGAAATGCAGGAACTATTTTAGAAAAACATCTCAGTCTTTCTAAAGCAAAAGATGCTCAGTACTCTGTAGGGTCTCCTTCTTATTGGAGAAAATACCTTTACACTAATTCTGAATATATCTTTGGTGGTTCTGCTCCAAGTGGCACTAGATCAACAGCATTCTCTGATAATGGTTTAGCATCATTTGAACTTGATGCAGATACGGACTGGGATCAAAACGCTGAACTTACTAATTTTGGTGGAACTGGTAATCAAACATTAGTTCTTAAAGGTGGTACAAACTACGGTGGAAAAACAAACACCACAGAATCAGGATCACTTAATTCTGGATTAGATGATATCTTGACTGGAATCAAGAGATTTGAAAATACAGAAGAGTATGAGGTTGACTTCATACTTATGGGTAGCGCATCTTACAGTATTGATGAAGCAGCACAATTAGCAAATACTTGTGTTGCAGTTGCTGAAGCAAGAAAAGATGCAGTTGCTTTTGTTTCTCCATACAAACAAGCATTCCTCTCAGGTGAAGCAACTGCAAATGTCTCTATCAACAATATTGATTCGATTACAGATAATGTAATCAGATTTGCAAATCGTATTACTTCAACAACTTATGCTGTTATTGATAGTGGTTACAAGTACATGTATGACCGCTTTAATGATACCTTCCGATATGTCCCATTAAATGGTGATATTGCAGGAACTTGTGCTAGAACAGATCTCCAACAGTTCCCATGGTTCTCACCTGCTGGAACTTCTAGAGGTGCTATTCTGAACTCAGTGAAACTTGCATACAATCCAGGTAAGAAGCAAAGAGATATGCTCTACTCCAGTAGAGTAAATCCAGTTATCTTATCGCCCGGTGCAGGAATTATTCTCTTCGGTGATAAGACTGCATTTGGTAAGTCCTCCGCATTCGATAGAATCAACGTTCGCCGTTTGTTCATCTATCTGGAAGATGCAATCTCCGCTGCTGCTAAGGACTTCCTGTTTGAGTTCAACGATGAGATTACAAGAACTAATTTTGTAAATATCGTAGAACCATTCCTCCGTGATGTTCAATCTAAGAGAGGTATCCAAGATTATGTGGTTATTTGTGATGAAACAAATAACACCGCTGCTGTCATTGACAACAATGAATTTGTTGCTGATATCTTTATCAAACCAGCGAGATCGATCAACTTCATCGGTCTTACCTTCATTGCCACCAGAACTGGTGTTGCTTTTGAAGAAGTAATCGGCTCCGTTTAATTCAATTAGAGGTTAACTCAAATGCCATCTAGAAAACAGATTAATCCACCCCCATTAAGGAAGATTACCGACTTCAAGAGTAAGTTAACGGGTGGTGGCGCTCGCGCCAATCTCTTTGAAGTCGTACTTCAGTTCCCAGATCTGGCACAACCAGATTCCGATACTCTTGAGAAATCAAGATTTTTGGTTAAGGGTGCCAATATGCCAGCATCTAATGTTGCTCCTATTGAAGTTCCCTTTAGAGGACGTGTTTTAAAAATCGCAGGTGATAGAACCTTCGATTCTTGGACCGTTACCGTTCTCAACGATACAGATTTCGCAATTCGCTCTGCCTTTGAGCGTTGGATGAACACTATCAATAGAGTATCTGATAACACTGGTTTAGTCAATCCAGCTGATTATCAAGCAGATGCTTATGTTTTACAGTTAGATCGTGATGGTTCTGTTCTCAGATCCTATCGTTTCTATGATGTATTCCCAACTCAGGTAGCTCCTATTGAACTCTCTTATGATGCTCAAGGCATTCAAGAGTTCACTGTTGAACTTCAAGTTCAGTGGTGGGAAGCTTCTAAGGGCGAAGGTGAAAATGCTGGTGGTGAAGACATCAACTAAATAGAAGAAGGAAAAGACTCAGTTTAACTTATTATGGCCAAACTTTTTGGTTTTTCTATTGACAGTAATCAGAATAAGTCACCTTCAGTTATCTCCCCCGTTCCTGAAACTAATCAGGACGGGGTTGATAATTATATCAGCAGTGGTTTTTATGGTCAATATGTTGATATTGAAGGGGTATTCAGAACAGAGCATGATTTAATAAAAAGATACAGAGAAATGGCACTTCATCCTGAAGCGGATGGTGCTATTGAAGATGTCGTCAACGAAGCTATAGTTAGCGACTTATATGATTCTCCAGTAGAAATTGAACTTTCTAATCTTACTGCTAGTGAAGGTATTAAGAAAAAAATTAGAGAAGAATTTAAATATCTCAAGGAAATTTTAGATTTTGACAGAAAATCTCATGAGATTTTCCGCAACTGGTATGTTGATGGAAGACTTTATTACTTAAAAGTAATTGACTTAAAAGCACCACAAGAGGGTATCAAAGAGCTTAGATATATTGATCCTCTTAAAATGAAATATATTCGTCAAGAGAAAAAAAATCAAAATGGAAGATTTGATAATGGTGCTGTAAGAGTTAATAAACAAGAAGACCTTCAAAAAGGTTTAGAATTTGAAGAGTATTTCCAATATACTCCTTCCCCAAGTGCATCTCAAGGAATCTCTGCAATGAGTCGTGGAAATGCCAAGTCAATTAAGATTTCTAAAGATGCTGTAACATATTGTACTTCTGGTTTAGTAGATAGAAATAAAAATACTGTTCTTTCATATCTCCACAAAGCAATAAAAGCACTCAATCAACTTAGAATGATTGAGGATTCTCTTGTTATCTACAGACTGTCCAGAGCACCAGAACGTCGTATTTTCTATATTGACGTTGGTAATCTTCCAAAAGTAAAAGCAGAGCAATACCTCAAAGAGGTTATGTCTCGTTATAGAAATAAACTTGCTTATAACGCACAGACTGGTGAAGTTCGTGATGATCGTAAGTTTATGTCTATGATGGAAGATTTCTGGTTGCCACGTAGAGAAGGTGGTCGTGGAACAGAAATCACAACTCTTCCTGGTGGTCAGAATCTTGGAGAACTTTCCGATATCGAGTATTTTCAAAAGAAACTGTATAGATCACTTGGTGTCCCAGAATCTAGAATTGCTGCTGACGGTGGTTTTAATCTTGGTCGTTCTTCCGAAATTCTGCGTGACGAACTGAAATTCGCTAAGTTTGTTGGTCGTTTGAGAAAGCGTTTTTCTCAAATGTTCAACGATATGTTGAAAACTCAATTGATTCTGAAAAATATTGTTACTCCTGATGATTGGGAAGTAATGAGAGATCATATACAATATGATTTTCTTTATGATAATCAGTTTGCAGAACTAAAGGAAAAAGAACTTACAGAAGGAAGACTTGCTCTTCTTGCTCAAGTAGAACCTTTTATTGGTAAGTATTATTCTACTGAATATGTAAGAAAGAGAATCCTTCGTCAAACTGATCAAGAAATTATTGAGATTGATGAGCAGATTGAAGATGAAATTCAAAAAGGAATTATCCCAGATCCATCTACAATTGACCCAGTAACTGGTCAGCCATTACCACAAGCAGGTGAAGGTGCAGGTATGGAAGGTATGGGTGAAGATCCTATGGCGATGGGAGAAGTTCCGATGGAACCAGATCTTGAGGCACAGGCAGCAGAAGTTGATGCTCAATATCAAAAGGATACCAAGAAGGCTGAGTTATAAATAGATTATATTAATTTATTAATAAATCATGGAAGATATTGTCGATTTGATCGCCACAGACTCTTCAGCGTCTGATGTTAGCGACAAACTGAAAGAAATTCTGTATGCAAAAGCAGCAGAACGTATTGATATTGCTAGACCATATGTTGCTAATGCGATGTTTGGACAAGAATTTGAACCTCCCACAGAAGATGAGGAGGAGACCGAAGTTGATGATGAATCTACTGATGAAGTAGTTGATGAAGTAGAAACCGAACCTGAAACAGAAGAGGAATCCGAGTAATGGCACTTGCATCAGCGTCAGTAAATACATCTGCTTATACATTGATTGGTAATAATGTAACGACAATTACCTTTCAATGTCAGAGTAATAATCCTATTGTTATTAATTTTACCGCAGCAAATTCTGCACCTTCAGTAGATTCTCCCGGTCTTGTGTATAAAACATTTGAAGGAGAAATGAAGAAGACTGTAACTGACCTAACCCATGTAGGCAGTGCATCATATGTTTGGGCAAAAGCACTAACCGGAGGAAGCGCCAAGGTAATTTATGAGGGTGCCTGATAATGGCTGGGAAAAATCCGTTTTTAGGTTTAGGTTTTAATAGTTTCTCTAGCTCATTTTCTCGTTCAGGTTCTGGTGGCGGTGGTGGTAGCGGTGATGGTTCCACTATCTTTGATCTTACCGGTGGGTCATTACCTGAGGGTATGTTCCAATATACTGGGTCCAACGCTCAACCAACTCTTACATGGGGTAGTGAAGGTGCTACATTCACGGGTGATGCTGGAAGTGGTCAGTATCCACTAAGACTTCCTACAGAATTTACAGGAGATTATCTGTTTCAACTATCAACTAGAATTGATCAAGACAGTGGTGGGTCAACTAACTGGTGTTCTGATGCCAGTATTGCAGTATTTAATACTAGTTACACTTCCACATCTGGTTGGGGTTGGAAATGGAGTACTCAAACGGGCAGAATCTCTGCACAAAATAATTGTCCGAAACCAAATATTTACGGTTACAATGCTTCAGTGCAGATGTCTTCACCGAATGGTGGTAGTGTTTTGCAGACTCCTTATGTTAATGATGGTGATTGGGTCACAATGCATTTATATCATGAACCTAGTGTAAACCGCACTCGCTACAAGGTAACTGTTGGTGAAAGGGACTGGGAAGCTGCAGGCGCACAATTAGGTACTGGACCTAATGGTGGATTCCTATCAATCGCTAATAGTTTTCAAGGCACTTATTGGGTCGGTATCAGTGGTGATGATGACACTAATGCGATGGTTGCAAACGGTTTTAGATACATAGCACTATAAATATTATATAAAGAGTAATTTTTTACAATGAAACTCATCACAGAAGAAGTCACTAATGTAAAGATTCTCACTGAAGGCAAAGGTGCCAACAAGAAGTTATACATTGAAGGTGTATTTCTTCAGGGTGAGATAAAGAACCGTAATGGTAGAATGTATCCCCTTTCTACCCTTTCTAAAGAAGTAAACCGTTATTGCGAAACTTTCGTCAATAAGGGTCGTGCTCTTGGCGAACTCGGTCATCCCGATGGTCCTACTGTCAATCTTGATCGCGTATCTCACAAGATTACTTCTCTGGTTCAAGAAGGTAATAATTTTAGAGGAAAGGCACAAATCCTTTCAACCCCTATGGGTAAAATCGCATCTTCGCTTTTAGATGAAGGTGTTATGCTTGGCGTTTCTTCTCGTGGTGTTGGTTCACTTCAAACCACAAGTGAAGGATGTAAGGTTGTTGGTGAAGATTTTCAGTTAGCAACTGCTGCTGATATCGTCGCTGATCCTTCCGCTCCTGATGCTTTTGTTAATGGAATTATGGAAGGAAAAGAGTGGGTTTGGGAAGGAGGAATCCTTCGTGAACAACTCGCAGAGCAAACCAAGAAGAGAATTAATACTCTCGTTGATCAAAAAGCACTCGAAGAGCATAAACTCCAGTTATGGAGTAATTTCTTATCAAATCTTTGAGTCTATAAATAAATACATGTAATTAATACACATTAAGTACATATTTCAAATGTCCGTTGGTAACAATTTACAAGAAATGGAAAACGTAGTAACCAAAGGAGCTGCTGCTGCTGAGCCAATGCCTACAGCTGGTATCCCAGTTGAAGATCTCGGCGGTCCTACTCCTGAAAATTCAAGACCCGATGACGATTCTAACATGATCAAAGCGCCTGGTGCGACTTTGAAGCAGGTTAAGGATGTCGTCAACGCTAAAGCTGCTCCTGCTGAAGAGGTAGAAGCAGACGAAGACCAGGAAGTAGTTTCCGAAGCAGAAACGACCGAAGATGAGGTTGTTTCCGAAGAGGAAGTAGCAGCTGATGAAGTTGTTGCCGAAGCGGAAGAAACTGAGGAAGAACTCGTAGAGGAAGAAGGAATCGACATCGAAGCAGATGTTCAAGCACTGCTCGAAGGCGAAGAACTCTCCGAAGAGTTTGAAGAGAAAGCACGCACCATCTTTGAAACCGCAGTTAAGACTAAGGTTTCCGAGATGCAAGAATCTCTCCACGAAGCTTATCAAGAAGCACTTGTTGAAGAGGTAGCATCAATCAGAGAAGAACTCTCTGAGCGTGTTGATTCTTATCTTGAGTACGTTGCTGATGAGTGGTTCCAAGAGAACGCACTTGCAGTAGAAGCTGGACTCAAGTCCGAAGTAACCGAATCATTCCTCGATGGAATGAAGAGTCTTTTTGAAGAACATTATGTAACCATCCCTGAAGAGAAATACGATGTACTTGAGAGCATGGTAGATAAACTTGATGAAATGGAAGGTAAACTCAACGAGCAGATCGAAAGAAACGTCGCTCTGAATCGTAGACTGGCAGAGTCTTCCGCAGATGGCATTTTTGCCGCTGTAGTTGAGGGTCTTGCAGACACTCAAAAGGAAAAACTCGCTACTCTCGCTGAAAATGTTGAGTTTGAAAGTGAGACAGACTATCGTGAGAAACTGACCACCCTGAGAAATTCTTATTTCCCAGAGCAAGTCGGAACTCCAAGCACCTCTGAGAACTTATCAGAAGAGGTTTCTACCAATGAGGTAATCTCGGAAGAGGTTTCCCCAATGATGCAAGCCTATCTGGATACGCTTTCCAGAGCTGCCAAAAAGTGATTTCTAAATTATAAACATTCAAACTAACTTTTTAAGAGGTTTAATTTCAAATGCAAATGCCTAATACTGAGCATCTGCAGGAGAAGTGGGCACCAGTCCTCGATTATGAGGGAATGGATCCAATCAAGGATTCCCATCGTAGAGCTGTTACCGCTGTCCTGCTTGAGAACCAAGAGCAAACCCTTCGTGAAGAGAGAGAATTCCTCTCCGAAGGTCCTACCGTTTCCACCAACACTTCTGGATCCGCAGCAGGTTTCTCTGCTAGTGCTTCCACCCCTGTTGCTGGTTTCGACCCCGTTCTGATCTCCTTGATCAGACGCGCAATGCCTAACCTGGTCGCATATGACCTCGCAGGCGTTCAACCAATGTCTGGTCCTACTGGACTGATCTTCGCAATGCGCTCCCGCTACACCAGCCAGACTGGTACCGAGGCGCTGTTCAACGAAGCAGATACTGCATTCAGCGGACAATCCGCTAACCTCAACAACTCCGATGGTTTCACCAACGGTGCTGTTGGTATGGGTACTACCGCACAGAGCGGCAGCAACCCTGGTCTCCTCAACCCTGAGTCTGGTCAGACTGCATCCACCTACAACGTAGGTCAGGGTATGCGTACCGACAACGCTGAGAATCTTGGCGACGGTACCGAGGGACATTTCAACGAGATGGCATTCTCGATCGAGAAGGTCACCGTTACTGCTAAGAGCCGTGCTCTGAAAGCAGAATACTCCCTGGAACTCGCACAGGACCTCAAGGCAATCCACGGTCTGAATGCTGAAGCCGAACTGGCTAACATTCTCTCCACCGAGATCCTTGC